AAAGTAAAAAAATAGCAATCTTACAGGATTGCTATCTTTGATTTATACTACAGCAAAACACTCAAATATACCATTTGGTGTAGGGTATTCAGTGGGAAAATTACCCGATGTCCACTTAGCAGCAGCATCCCAAACAACTTCCGCTTTCAAATCATTAGCGATTGGATTTTTTGGAACTATTGTACAAGGTACATCAGATATTCTCAATACTGTTTCACTTCTAAATGCAACATGGAAATTTCTACTTCCTTTGATTCCATTCCAATGATTACGATTCCCAACATAATTAGGGTCTTTAAACATTAAATTGAAAGTATAAGAATTCAAATTCTCTTCTGTATCGCCATAGCCTTGACCCATATTTGGTGTTCCACCATCAAATTCACCTTGTGTTTCAGGATAGATAAAGATATCGCCACTTGCAATACCTGCTGTCCATAATGATGCATCTTCAGGATCGGATAATAAGGTCGGGTAATATTGCTTATTGATAAAGGCTGTGCTTCTTACACGCGCCAATTCAATGGAGCATACGTTGCAGTCATGTTGAGGTATATTTTCATCACAACCGCTTGGATAGTAAATTGACATATTAGTTAATTACATTCGCAGATAACTGTACACCCTCTGCGATAGGTGGTCTTAATTGTGTAACGGACTAAAATAAGTCCATGCTCAACTCCAACTCTCACATTGTCGTTGTTACATTCATTCTTAAATACTAAATTACTATCCAACTCATGAGATTGTAATTCAATGCGACAATCAAATATATCAAGGCTCTCACACTTCGACTTACTTAATACGCTTGGCAAAGAATTCGTAAATATATCCTTTAGTATTTCCGTTGAAAGTTTTATCTTTTTTGTATTGCAATAAACAACAAGGTTGATGTCATTTGTCTCTTCTACCTTATCTATATTATTGCCATAATTATTTTCTATTGTTGTATAAGTTCCCTTTTCATTTCTATGATACCAACTAACCGAGTAGTTATCATCAAGGAAACAATTTGTTATTTCACCACTATCGGCAATAACACCAGGAAAATATTTTTCTTTTTCGTAGTAACGTGATGCTAACCCAAATGCTTTGGTAGGTAGCAAATTACTTGCTACTAACTTTAATTTTAAAGCGTCATCAATACTTTCTATTATTCCTTTAAGGTTCACCTAATATTTTATTTGTTGTTTCAATTGCTGCGTTAAATGCTATTGTTTTTTCATTCTCCGTTAATTCCCAAATCACTCCATATTTATCAGTCAACCATTCTATTTTTTCCTTTGATAATGGTGTTGCCACACCTATTGTATAGCCTTTTTCATCCGCACCTAAAACATAACTATTCTCGAGTTGCCTTGTCAATGATGCTATTACTGCTTTGTCCGATGTTCTATTATATTGACTTTGCCTAAGTTTTAAATAGGCATTTGAATATACACCAATTTGACTACCAGTGCTTGTCTCACCATTAACGTGAATCCTTTCTCTTAACTCAGGCATCACTGCCATTGCACTTGCACGACTTACTGTCTCAGGATTACCTAACTCCTTAAATTTAATACCTAAGTCAACAATAACATCTAATATGTTGCTTGTTATATCCACTTATGGTAGTTGTGTAAATGTTTGTACTAATGGATTACATTGCAAACATTCATCACATTCAAATCTTAAGCCATCCAAAGCATTCTTTAATGCTTGTTCAAACTGAACATCATAGTGTGCCTTTAATTCAACAGCCTCTTCTTTTTTGACAGTAGTCATAAAGTTTATTCTTGATGAATAGATAGCCTCGTTCATAAATTCAGAGCCTAACAAATACCAAAATGCTTCAGCAAATAACAATCTATTTGTGCATAATGCAGCATCGTAAGAACATCCAAGTGTAATTACCGCTTGTAAACCTACAATGTCTTGTTGGTAGGTTAATTCACCATTCTTTGTGCCATCACTTGATGTAAATCCTTTGATATAACCGCAATTAGACCAGTCAAAACATGCACACATGCAATCCGAATACCAATTAGATACCTTGTTGCTATCATATGTTACAGTGTTTATATCGGTGCTATTAAAACCAATAGCTAATATAGGAGCATCAAATGTTTTTAGTATTGAAATCTCATTCCAACCTGCAACCAAAGTAGATGTGGTTACACTTTTAGTAAAGAAAACATCCTTAGTAACATAGTTTATAAATTGAATGTCAACAGTTGTCGCTGTAGATGTCGCATTCCAAAAGAAACGTATCTTATCAATACTTACATTTTGAAATGGTGACTTTACATAGTTGTTTACCCAATCCCAAGAATTGTTTATCACAATACCTTGGAAAATATTACTTGCTAACTGCTCCGTTGTTTCAATGTTATAAGTATCAACTGTTCGTGTCACTCTTTTAATATTGTATTTAGTAGCCATGTAGCTTAATACACTATTTTTTATTCGTGCTTCTGAACGCTCATTGATATTATCCCAAACACCTAAATAATTCTTTTGCTCTGAATTAGCAATATTTTCAAATGCTTGAAGAGAAATACCAGGCAGGCTATTCAAAGAATAAACACTGCCTGGAGTTTCTGTTACAGAACATCCTTTTAAAGATACTATTCCGTTAAAACAACTCATATTATGAATTAGTTGCTGTGTAACGTAATGCACCATTGTTTCCTGTCAATCGGTCACCTGATTGGAAAGCATCCGAAGGTACTTGCCATAAAGCAAAACGCTTAGACATAATCAAAGAATAACCTGCACCTAAAGTTGTAGTTGAGTAACCAACTGTAGCTTCTTGTGGGCAATCAATTTCTTTCAATTGAAAATCAATGTACATCATTTGCATTAATCCATCAGAACCTGGCATATTCATTGGAACAGCCATATTCCAGAATGTTGATGTGCCTAATTTCTTAGCACGGAAACCTCTGTATCTGTCTAATTCAACAATACCAAATGTACCAGGCATGAATACACCAAACTGATTAGCACCCCAAGTAGTTTGAGAGTTAATGTCATGGTAGTAATCGAATGCACCAGCAGCAGCACCATTGTTTAATGGAGAGTATTGCGTTAATGCAGGAATCATTGATTGAATCATTGCAGAGTTAACTAAGCCACCACCAACAACAATTGGTTTACCTTGACCTTCGTTGAATGCATAGTCACTAAGTAATTTAGTGTAACCTTCAGAGAATAAGTTAACTGTTGAATCATCATTGAAGTTAACTGATACTGCGGTGTTTGCGCCTGTAACAGCGTTCTTACCCCAAGTAACTTGACCCAATAATGTTTGGTCGATTTTACTTACAAATCCGTTCATTGCAGCCATCAAACCAGCAAGGTGTTCTTGCATGAATGGTGTTGGTGCACCACCGATAGCAACTGTTCTTGATGCTTCATCACAATATTTAGCGATAGTAGCATCATCAAAGTGTAATCCAAACTTTACAATTGAAGTAGTATCAATAGTAACCTCTGAATACGCTTGAACTAAGTCAATATCACAATTGTCAGAAGTTGACATTTGAGAAGGTGTTGTACGATTGTAGTATTTTAAACGTAAATCTTTAATGTGACCTGCTGTGTTAGCAAGTGATAAAGAGTCTTGAATTGGTTGAGCATTTGCGCCTTTTTCAAGACCTGCTTTTAAAAAACCTGAAGCAGTAATTTTATGTTCAGGTGCATTTTGTCCTATCACATCTTTCATGTGCATAAGAACCGCTGGGCAATAACCTAAAGCCATTGTATGTAGTTATTAAAACTACTGCAAACCTTCTAATGCAATATCTAAATTACTAATAGCAGTTTGAGCAGTTTGATTCTGGTTAGGGGCTTGTGAGCCTCTATTAGGTATCGGATTAAATCCACCGCTTCCACCACCATTTGCAGGTTCAGAAACTTTTATAAATTTATTTTCGGCTAATGCCATGTCTGTGAGAGCATCGAATGATAACGGCTTATTGTCAACAAACAAATTCATTTCGGGATTTGCTTTTTGTTTCAAAACTAAATTACCATTTTCATTTACGATAATAGCATTTAGCACCGCTAATTTTTTGTCAATAAATTGTCGCGCAATGTTTACTTCTACATCGCGGTCAAATTGACCTGGTAATGGTTTAGAACTCAACGTATAGTTAATGCCCATATCCATTATCTTATTTTCATACTGATTTGTTACTTCAGCAATTTTGTTTTTTGTTTCGTTTACCGAGTTAGAAATCTTTTGATTTAACTCAGTGATTTGTTTTTCGTATTCAAGTTTATCGGTCTTGTTTCCTGCACCTGCTGATTTTTCTTTTAACTCAGCAATCTTTCTTACCGCCTTTTCGTACTTAGTAAAAGTATTTTTATCGCTTAATATTTCAGTCTTTGTTGCATCGTCAATACCAAACTCATTAAGAAATTTCTCAACACCTTCGTTAATCGGTTGCAAAGCATTACCATAATAATGACTCTTTAGTAGTGGATTATTTTTCGCACTTTCTAAAGTCATTAGATTGTTTGTAAGCGCATTACTTACACTATCAGGTATGTCTGTATTCGCAAATTCCGCTTTGCTTAATACATCAATAAATGCTTTGTCTGTCGTGTCGAAATTTGCCGACTTTAACAACTGGTTTAATAAATCTCCTGCCTTCATATTATGAAATTATTTTTTTGTTCCTCCGCAACCTGTACAACCTTTCCCTCGTGCCATTGTTACTTTTTTGCTTTTGATTCTAATACTGCTAAACGCTCCATCAAGTCTTGGTTTTGCTTCATCAATAATTCATTGATGCTACCAGTTTCTTTTTTGGTCTTACTTGCTTTAGGTGGATTCAATGTTTGGATAGCCTCCGAAAATCCTAATTCAGCAGCCTCTTCAACACTTAATATAACCTCTTCAATCAAATATTTTTCACGTTTTTCATCACTAAGTGAACGCTTAACTTCATTGTGAAAATCAATGTTTACCTTGTTTAACGGAATATAAGAAATGTTTTCTTTTTTCGAGCCTAAATGCTTAGTTATTTTTAAAACTTTTAAATTTTCCATGATGCAAATATACTATTTTTTTATTTATACAAACATTTTTAATAAATTTTTTGGCACACTTGAATTTGGAATTGGATATGCTTGATGTCCACAATTATAACCACCTCGGTAAATTTGGAAGTTACTTGTGTTGGTATCTTCATACATACCTGCTGGTAAATTAGTTCTTGGATTAATTGTTCCTTTTAATGTTTCAAACTCAATAAAATTACCTTTAATTATTTGCGCTAATTCCGACCTATGATAGTATCTTTTTTCAGTCAAGGCAATGCAAAATGTTCTTGATGTCTTGATGTTACTACCTACATATTTGAACCAATCCCAGCCCAAATCACTACTTGTCAACTCATTTATTGTTGCTGTGTATTGGTTGATTGCATCAGTTGTTATTTGCTTGGTGTAACGAGTCATTTGCCCATCCACTTGACCAGCCTCAGAAGGAAAACCATTGATGTAGTTATCCAACTCTTTTGATAGTTGCGTATAGCTTCCTCCGGTAGTTACATAAGTGTTTATTATTTCTCTTACCGGATTGATAAAGTTTGAATCCAAACCACTATCCGATAAACCCTCAATAACTAAACTAACACTCTGTTGTTTTACCGCTTCAATAATTTTTGGTGGTGAAAAGTTTTTTTCAAGTGCCTTAAAATATTTGTTGTTTAAATTAGTAACAACATCATAGACCTTTGCAAAATCTTTAACCGCTTCCAAAAAATCACTATCATCAAAAATAATATTTTCTATTTCTTTTTTTAATCCTGATAATAGCTTAATATTTTTTGCTGAATTAACAATTGTACCATTGGTAACAACCAAGTCCTTTTGGAACATCAACAACTTATTGTAAATCTTTTGTTGAATCTTTACAACTGCTTCTTGAAATGTTATCACTCCTTCATCAACAGCATCTAAAGTAGCTTGTATTTCTTTATCGCCTGATGCCATTATGTTAATTGAATAACTTTATTTAAATCTGCTTCCGATGAAATGATTGCAGGTGTTCCTAATTGTGCTTTTGCTTGGTCATACGTTAATCCAAATCTATCCATTACCATTTGTATAGCTGCTTCCAAATCATAAACACCACTACTCACTGCTTTTACTATTTCAATGATGCCTGTTAATCCACCAACAGTATATTTCAAGTCTGCTGGAGATTTCCCACCACTTGATGCTGATGAGTTAGTGTCTATGCCAAATATTTTAGACACCATTTTATCTTTAATATTTATGTCTTTTAATTTTTCATCTGCAAAATTTAACAATGTTTGGTATTGTTTTTTTCTTTCTAACTTATTAAAATCTTTTTGTTCATCGTATGCACGTTGAATGAAATCACTAATGTATGTTGAAATAATATAGTCTTGTTTTGTAGCACCTTTGTTGCTAATCAATAATGCCTTTTCATCTTCTGTAAGGCCACTCATAGGGTCAAGGCTATAACTATCAATCAATGTATTTTGAAGCCTTGTATCGTTAGGAAAACGCTTTTTAATAAATTCAATTTCTATTTCTGAAATAACCGAATCATTTAATCCACTATCCTTACTTTGCTTTACTTCATCTAATAAGTATTGCGCCCCTACAATGTCAAATGTATTTGGCACTAAACACATAGGACTCATTGCCCTTATTTCTTTGTCATCATAAAGTAAATTGTATCGCCATTTAGCAACAAAATATGCTGTCTTCTCCATTATCTGCGCTAAGTCGGTAGCTACACCATAGAATGTATTGTTTGTTTCATCTCTATCATATGCCTTTGCAACACCACTTTGAGCAAGAGGTGATTGTTCCAAAAATTGCATGTTGACAGCACTTAATGCACGATATCTATGTGCATCAATACGTTCTGCTTGTAACCTTGCAATCTCGGTTTGCTTTTGGATGTAACCGCCTGGAGGTATTGGTGCAGCAGTTTCGCCTTGTGAAGTAACAGCAGGTCTTACACGAATAACATCGTATGGTGAATGTCCAATATAACCACCTTTACATTTTGAATTAGTACATGGTACTTTCTCATTTTGTTTGTTGATGCCATAACCCATACCACGACAATCAGGACATTGTTCATCTTGATATGCCCACTCCTTAGAGTGCATGTGCATTGTTATTTCGGCTTGTAAATCAGAAAATTCAATCGTTGCTACATTTAACCAAGGTAACATCGCTTTGAATCGGCTTTCATATTCGCGCCCAAGTTCCTCTTGTTCTTCAACAAAACCACCCAAAGTAAATGCTGGCATAACACCCAAGCCATGTAGTATCTGCTCTTCTAAAACTATTTTACCACTTTTATTTTTCTTGTATTTAGACCATGAGAATGCATCCAAAGAAAAGTATTCATCTCTCTCTTCACCTCGGTAAATTATTGAATAGCCTTCATAGTAGTAAATTATTTGGTCAATGTTTACAATGTAAGGCAATGGTTTCTTGTATGATGTAGTGTCATTGGTATCGTTTGCCCAAATGATACACACACCATTAGCATCAATAATGTATTGTTTAAGTACAACCTGCGAACACCAATTCATCAATGATTGACTATAAGTAAAATGTTTTGTTAGGTAAACATCTAACTTTTCCTCTTCTGAAATCTTTGTAAATTGCGATTGGTCGGGATATTTTAAAAAGAATCCATCGCTTCTAAATATTTTACCAAGTGCATTCAACACCCTATCAAATACCTCACTAAATACTGGTTGGTAAATCTCTTTACGATATCTTTTAACCTCTAACTGTTCATTAGGTCGTTGCTTGTCTATTAGTTCCGCAGGATATTCGTTATCGGAGTATATCTGAAAGTTTCGATATTCTTTTGACTCGCTATCGTTCTTGCGTGTTTTTCTTGTTATCTCAGCTACTATATTAGCATCAATAAATTCATATTTTTTTGAATCGTCCATTAGTATGTGTGGCGTTCAGCGACCCACTTCTTTTTAGGTTGACAGAGGAATTTGTATCGCAAATTTAATATTTTTGCATATAAACCAACGAGTATATCGTAATTATTTTTTTGTACTTCAGCGATTGTGTTGCCACCGATTGACAAGCCTACATAATCAACTTTCAAATCTGCTATTCGCATAATCTTTACTGAGTCCATAGGCCAGAAGATTGGATGATATGTTTCACCTATCAATTGTGTATTTAGTTGGCACATAGAAATCCACAATGGTAATTCATCGGGAATACATCCGCCAAACTCAATATTTTTAACCTTTAGATTTTCAAAGTTTTCAATCCACAAATCAAATAACTTCTTATTTTCTTTATTTTTTTTCCACCAAATGAATTCAGAATGTACATTCCAAATCATTTCATTAGTAAAATTGTATGCTTCTTTTACTTCTAATAGGTTAGCCCATTGCATTGAATCTTTAGTTATTGATTCATCAGTAAATTTTTTTCCACCCGAATGCTTAATGGTAAACTCAACATCTTTTAAATCTTCAAATACTTGATTTATCTTTCCGTTGTTAAGCATAAGAATATCAGCGTCTAAAAATAATGTATTTTCAAATGGTGATAAGTCATACATATGTGCTTTACTCTTTATATAACAAGTGTTTTCTTTGTGTGTAATGCATTCAATTGGAATAATTGACTTACTTGTAAAAAGTGCTAAATATTGTTCATCTAATCGAGTTATTGTATCCTCTTCATAAACTAAATGAATAGGTATTTGGCAATTGTTAGCGCGAATTGATGCAGCTAAACTACCAACTAATTGTCCATAGTTCTTATGCCCTACTGCTATTAAAAGTATTCCTGTGTTTTCCATTATCCACAATTATTATTTACTTCATCGAATGGTGTTTCCATTACATTAAAATTTGCAGTCCATACATTTATTCCTTGCATCACATCAGGGAAATCAGGACTATATTCATCTTCAAAAGTACACTCCAACAAATAACCATTATCGGTGGTAAAAGTAATAAAATCGTGTGACAATGCAACAACTAATTTTTGATGCACCTCTTCGGTTGCCATATCAACTAATCCTAACCACTTTTTAGCGAGTTTAGCGTATAGTTTTTGCCTTGTGCCATTACTTCTTACATAAACCTTTTGGTCGTTCTGTACAACAGGATTCTTAAAGTATATTGGTAAACGTATTTTATTATCAATACCTGCTGGATAAATGAATCCAAATGCATCTTCATTATTATAATATCTTAGCCTTGATGTAAAGCATGTGTCTGTAATTACTTGAAAACATTGATTTGATATCTCATTATAATATACTTCGCCATCAAAAAATAATGCAAAATCTAATTGAAAACAATCACCACCAACATAAGATGATAATAAATTTGATCCTTGCAAAACAATACTAACAAAAAAAGTATTAGTATCTATTTCTTGTACATCTTTTGTAAATCCTGTAACATTTATAAATGTTCCATCAATCTTTTTTGTTCTTATTCTTAGCCTTGAATTGATAGTTGCTAAGTTAGATGTAGAATTTAAAATAAATTGAAAAGATATATCTTCAGCCTCGTATACTGGTATACAAAATGGTTTTACTATCGCGCATTCGCGTTGCGATAAAAACAATTCATCATTAAATGTAATGAAACTATTTCGACAATCTGTTATTGAATTAGCCATAAATTATTTTTTCTAAAAGTTTAAATTTTGCAGTACCTTGGTTAGGACTGTAGTCACATGAAATGATTGAGCCATAGTAATCCGTTCCATTACAATTAGCTTTAATCACGCTATAAGGATTTGCTTGAATAAGTATTTTTTGCGCCATTGTCAATGGACATTCAAATGTCATGTACATAGGTTTCCAAATTGGTCGTGCATCGTTTTGACTTAAAAAGTCAGCGGATGTGATTGTTTCATTTTCAAATATTTGCCCTGCCTCAATAGGACAATAGCTTGTCATTTGACCACCTGCAATATAATTACCATTCGAACTATTAAATGTTAGTATTTCACTTGTATAGTCGGGTGACATAGCCAAACTTTTAAACCACCTCATTAAATTACGAATTGGAGTAATGATATAATTTAACCTTGTCCCTGGTGAAGATATGTTTTCAGGGTCAGCCTCTACACCTCTAAATGCTGTTACATTTGCACCTGTATCTGAATTATTAATTATAAAAATATTATTGTCAAACCTCCAATCACTTGTCCCTGTCAATGCTTGGTTTTTGCGCCTTGTTATCTCTATCGTGTAACCTGCTGCAATATAGTTTGATAATATATCTATTGGCTTATTAAAGCCATTTACATTGCGTCTATATTGCCTTGCAGTATTCATTTCATCAAGACCCGAATATTCTTCTGCTTCCCAAGTTGAATAGCCCAAATTTATCAATGAATAATTTAATTCAGTAGCATTTTGAAACTCCATTTGATTTACACTACCAACATCAGTAATAATGCTTTCAGCGTAAAAATTACGAACATCATCAATAATTAATTCAGTTTCATTTGCATCAAAACCCCATCCTAAATTAAATATCTTACTTATGTTTTTGAAATAATCGCTAAAATTTAAAAATACTTCGGGTCTTGGCGAAACTACATTTCTAATTTGTAAACCATTGCATATTGAATAGTAATCTAAACATGAATTGTTTGCGTTGACAGTAAAACATCCATTACTTATTACTGTTGGAATAAACTCAAAAACATCATTTACATTATAGCTTTTATTGTATGTTGATGGGCATGAAGAATTTTGGGTCATGCTGAAATTATTTTCGCCAGCGTAATTAACATTAATAGTTATATTTTTACATTCAATAAGTGCGTTAAGATTAAATTGAAATTGCCAAAACAAACATAATGTTTCATCATCAGCTAAATTAAATGTTTGTATATCATTTATTGCTGGATATGCTGTTAAAATTCCACCTGCTGCAATAGTTATGGGAGAAATAATTGTAATAAATGAAGTAGTACTAAATGAATTAGTTGTAGAATTATATATTTTATACACTAAAAAACAACTAAAAACAAATGCAGTCTCTACAGGTTCAACAGTAATTGTTGCATTTAAATTTAATATTGTATCCCAATTGCCAACACAATTTAAATTAGTATTTTCGGGTTTCCAAATGCTTGTAAATTGCATATAATCATTCCAATCGCTTTCTGTAATTGTAGCAACACCACCAACAACAGTCCAAGGTCGTTCAGCATTTAACCCTTTTTGAATCATTGCAGGATTTGAGCCATTTGCATTAAATGTTCCATTATCATTAATAGGTGTATTAGGAAATCTTATTGGTAAAATAAGATTATTCCCAATGTCTTCGACACCAATTATTAAACAATTTACATTATTACTATCTAAACCTTCATTATTATTGGCTTTATTATTTAACACAATATCCTGACCTTGCAATAGCATTGTTTGTTCTAAGATATGACTAATGGTATTGCCTTGTAAATCTTTCGTTGTATCTAAACTAATATCAGTATCAATTGCGCTTAAAAAGTTATCCACACAATTAACTGCAATAACTTGGCATTCAATAAAACATTCTTTAGCGCATGTTCTTTTGAAAGTATTGAAGTCAAACTTACCAAAGAAAAACTCTTCAAATGTTTCTTGTGGTGTACATTGATATTCAATCTTTAGTTGCATAGTGCCATCAGCACCATTCAACTCATACTCTGCAAGTAACATATCAAATGCCAAATCAATGTATTTTAAATTGCCTGTGTTTATGTTAAAGAATATACCATGATGCATAATATTCCTTCTTGCAGTCCAAGTAATTTCATCCCACCCAACAGGTTCATTAATTGCAAACTCAGCATTGCTACTATCTACTAATGTAAATTGCCAAATCATATTTCGTATTTGAATTTAGAATTAACATATTGTGTTTTACCAAATGAATTTTCTTTGAAATGCTCAAAGCCTTTTTGGTCTATATTGATTACTACCTTTGATTGACCTTGCTTAACTATTTGCCCAAGTTTATGATAGTCAAGTGTAGTTGAAGTATTAGTGTGATATTCTGGATTAATGTTGAAGTTACCACTTGCCAAATCAGTTAGTAAATCATTAGCTAATTGTGGACTAACCTTCCTATCAAATATTGTTGATAGTGCAGGATAGTAGTCACTTGTTGTTGATGCAGTAAATACACTTTCGCCATGTGATAGCATTGCAGGTACATGGTCACTTGTCCCACTACCTTCACCTAACACTTTCATTGTTCCCTTTGCAAATTTAGGTACTGGTGTATTTCTTATAACCGCCACTTGACCAACTGTTATCGCTGCTTGTGCTATTGATGCAGGAAGACCTGCTGGAAATCCTAATTGAGAAAATGTTTTGGTTATTGCTAATGCACCATTGATAACTGCTTGTGCAATATCTGCTGATTGTTGGTCTTTCCATGCTTTTGCTTTTGTTTTAGCTATTTCCTTTTGCGCTCTTTCCTCAATCTTTATTTTTTGCGCCTCTGTGACACCCCTTGCATTTAACTCCGCTTCTTTGCGTTTATTAATACTTTCAATCTCCGCTGTTTCTGTTGCTTGTATGTTTTGAGATGTAATTGTAAATAGTGTATCTGTTAATGTTCCTGCTGCCGAAAATGCTGCTTCTTTAAATGCTTTTTTTAAATCTTCGGCTTTCTTTTTAGCCTCTTCATTATACTTTTCTTGCTTTGCTATTTCAGACTCAAACCAATCTTCAGAATCTTTAGCTTGAGCATCTAATGATACTTTATTAATTTTTGCCTTTTCATCTTCCGCTGCCTTCTTAGCTGCTAATACATCGGCATTAAATTGATGTTCTAAGTTAATCAATCCTGTATCTAATGCAACCTTATCGGCTATTGTTTGGTTTCCAGCATCATAAAGTAATTTTAATTCATCCGCTTTTCTACTCTTAATTATAAGTAGCTTTTCCTCTTCAGATTGAGCAACCCTTAACTCCTCACTATCTGCTAATTCTTTTGATTTTTGTTGTAATGTTTTATCAGCATCTAACTTTTGTTTTGCTATCTCTTCTAAATGCTTTTTTTGCTCTTCTTGAATCTTTTTTAATCGCGCCTGTTCTTTTTTATTTGCCTCTTCCTTTTTTTTATTTGCTTCATCATCATACTTTTTATTTATCTCTGCTCTGTTTTGTTCAAAGGTTGCAATTAAAATCTTTTGGTCTCTAAAAAATACTTCTTGCGTTATTGTTTTATTTTTATAAGCCTCTTCTAAATCTCTATACTCACGCAAATAACTATTTTCCGCATCCTTTATGTCACGTTGCCTTGCATCGCTTATCAATTTAGTAGCCATGTCGGTGTACTTAACTTGCAATGTTAGAGAATCCTCCATTCGCTTGGCTAATGTTTCGGCACTATCGCCAGCATCATCCATCTCAGTTGCTAAATAAGCAATACCTACAAGCAATAGTGATAAACCTGCTGTTGCTACTGCTGTTGATGCAGCTATCTCAACACCCATAATAGTTGCACTTGTACCTGCTAACCTTTGCGCTGTTGCTAATGCATAAGTCTTTAATGTTGAGTTACCGGTAGCTATTGTAGCTAATTCTTGAACACCTTGCAACAATGCCATTGCACCTTGCACCTTCATCAATCCTTTCTCTAAATCTTTGTTTTGTTCGCCAAACAATGCCATTGCACCAGAAGCGACAGCAACACCACCTGCAATACCTCTAAATGCAGTTACAACCGCATCTAATCTTTTAGTATCACTTGATAAACCTTTGATACGTTCTTGCACATCCCCTAAATGGTCGGTCAACTCAGCAGCCCTTTTAGTTGCCTCCCTCATTTCCTTTTCACCAAGTGAACCACTCGCAATCTGTTGTTTTAATTCTTTTAACTCAGTTTTTAATGACTTTACTTTGGTAACTGTATCGCTTGTTTCTTTGGTGGTTTTTTTCATCCCCTCCGCTAAACTATCAATAGCACCTGCTTTTATATCAGTTGATAAACTTTTTATTTGGGAATGAAACTCAGCAAATTCATTGTTAGTATTACTTGCTGTTGCGTTGAATTTTTGTTGTTCCGCGTTTATCTCGCTTATCTTCTTTGCATCTTCATCGGTTATCTTCCCAAGAATTCGCATCTGCTCAATTGCAGGTTGCAATCCAGAGGTATCTGCGGTAAACTTTACAATTATTTGCTGGTCGTTAGTTGCCACTTATCGCTTCATTTTCTGCGACTGTTGTTTTTGTGCCTCTTTCGCTTCACTGGCGAAAAAAAAGAAATCATGCAATGTTAATGAATTTATTTCAAATGTAGGTGGTAAAAATTTTAACACCGCTAACTTTAATCGTTCTCTGCCTTCAATTCCATTTCTAACATCAGCAATGAATGAATTTCCTGTTGTAGTTGTTCGAGACTTTCCACTGCCTTCAAATACATTTGGGAACTCCCTCCTAATTGATTTAAAAACGGAATCAATCTCTGTATTGGCTGTTGCAAAAAAAAAGCATCAGCACCATTTTCTATCCAATTTTTAATCTTTGTTTGGTTGTATTTAAAGTCATAAGTTAGGTGGTTTTCATCCTTATCCACAAAGCATATTGATGCTACCTTATAGATAATATCTTTACTAACAATAAACTTCAATCGTTCATCTAACCTTGCATTGTGCAAAGCTATCTTACCAACATCAATTGACTTACCACCAAGCAAACCACTCATTATTTTAGTATGCTCAAGCAAATAATCTTTAGTCACTCCATTCTGTAATTCTTGAAAGAATGTCAATGCATCTAAGCCCCTTTGATATGGCAAATTGTTTTTGTCTACAAACTCAAAGTATTCAACACCTCCGCACTCGAATGCAAATTTAGTGTTGAACTCGGTCTTTAATGTCGGCTTCGACTTCTGAAATATCTTTTTGAGATTCATTGTTTATTGAATATTTATTAGTTTTAAAATAATGTTTTAACGTAATGTTTCCATTTCTGTATATCTCATGCTGTGACCTACCTTGACAACTGCATGATGTAGAAATATATTTCCAATCTTCACCAAGAATATTAAATAGTAATCCTTGTCTCATTCTCCGTAATATAATAGTTTGGATGCATAGTAATTGAATCCACATAGGGTGATGCAATATGGTAGCACCACCCATGTGAATCCGAACATCAAACTAAAAAATAAACATCCGTATAATGATGCCATACATGGCAAACAATTGTATAATGGTTTGGTTATCCAATACTTTTCTTGAACCATTAATGTAAACCAATCGCCTATTGGTTTGAATGGCATATTTTCAAATGTGAATAGTATGTGAACACCTACACAAAAGAAAGTATTAAGAACAAGCGCAAGGAATAGTGAAATAAGCGTCATCTGAATAAATCGGTAAAAAATTAATAATTATTTGTGAGTACGTTTCGGTGCAAAACGTATTAATCGCAGGGTCGCACTTGTTACCTTCAAATAGTTGAAGTGTTACTGTGCCTGTGCCTTCATTCCAAAATCCATCTAATATATCCTTATCGATTAATAATAAAGATGCTGGGTTAGTTGATGTTAGCTTATGTGTGAATATAAATCCATTAGGAAATGTCCACTTTAAAGTGTACAATACACTCTTCTTTGGTGCTAATAGTTGTATCTGTGGTGTACATCCTGGTACATCAATGTTGTATGTTGCGTTGCAGTTTATTAGGCTCATTTTTTTATTCCCCAAAAATATAAATCATTCGGGTCTGTGTTAGTTTGAAATTCAAAAGTAGTAAAAGTTTTATCAATGTCAATAGCTTGTCTAAAATCTTCCTCAGTAATGTTAAGATAGTAGTCGGTTGTGAATGGCGAATCCTTTGGACTTGTCCTTGTTGTACCATGCTCTGCACGACCTGTTGTCGCGCATGTCATAATGAATAGACCACCCTTCTTTAAGATGTTGTTGCAAATATTTTGAAGTGTTAATGCCCAATACTTGTCATGTTCCAAACATTCAGTAGAGATAACAACATCCATCTTAGTTGTTGGTACCAAGTTATGACCACTTGCAACAATGTCTACGTTGTTACCTTCATTCAAGTCAATACCTACATACTCACACCCATCAAACAAATGTCTATTGTTTCCGTTTATGTCTTGGCTCCCGATGTCTAATACATTACCTTTAAAATATGTAGGATGTAACTCTTTTACATAGGTGCAAAAGTCTTGTTGTTGTTGATGTGCCATTACTTATAATGTTGTGTATAATATTCGTAATCTTTTATCTGTTGTTCGCCAAACTCAGTCATTCTTGATGTTGTGCTGATGTCGCTTTCAATTTGCAAACCTAACAATTTAGTTGCTTTGTACGCAAATTTAATTAAATAATCATCGCCACACGCTATTTTTAACACTTCGGGAATGTAATTATAGTTTGATTTATGCAAAAACATTAGACATCCCCATCCGTAAGGTCGCTCAACTAAGTCAAATATTTTGATAGGTTGCGTTTCTTTTATTGAATAGTTTTCGAACATCATACCACATACTCCTATATCTTTTATTTGTGGCTCTAACGTGGCAAAAATAGATGTATCAAAGTTCACATCATCGTTAATGATGGCTATGTTCTCATAGCTTGACAATGACACTCCTATGTTCCACGATGGATTGACAAATATATTTTCTTGGCAAATGATATGCTTAACCTTTGGAAGTGTTATAGGGTCTTTAGGTGCATTGTCTATCAATATTATTTCACCTACCTGCTCACAACCTATTAAATCATAAAGTAGTTGATGTATTCGTGATGAATGCCAAAGTGTAGGTATTATGCAAGTCCACATATTTTATTTATTTAATTCGACAAATTTAGCACAAAAAGTATTAGCAGCATAACGTAAAGTATCTAAAGCATCCGCTTGTTGCGATGGGTCGTTCCTATCCGACTTTTTCAATGTGCCATCAGGAAGTACACTCACATTCTCAAAGTCAAATTGCAATGACTTTGTTTTTTGTTTGTCAAGCATTATTGTTCCGCGACTAAGTAGTGAGTTAACCAACACCCTATTCTCTGCAATTCTTGGATTGATAGTTGGAACTTTAAACTGTTGGATGCCTAATCGTAACTGCTCACGAATAATTTTATAATAGTTCATGTTATCAGCAACCATTGCATTTAAATTATTACCTGATGCATCGCCAGTGACAATAAATAGTTTGTTTGGATACTTAGCATTGATGACATTGCATAGTTCATAAATGTCGCTATTAGCTAATTTAATTGTCTCTATCACTCTTATTGTTGAGTAGTTAGGTATTTGTACCACACTGCAACATATCGGGTTTTTATTGAAGTCAAATGACAATATTATCTCATGACTATCTAATATAGGTACATTATCCACAACATGCTTTTGTTCATCATAGGCAAATGCCCATAACATTGAGCCAAGTGTTACATCTTCTGCTAAATATTCGCAACTAAAATACATAGGGTCAAGTGTTTCCTTTGCCGAATCTATCTCTTGGGCATCCATAAAAGGATTGTCGTATGTGCTAAATTTCCACCCTTGCCATTCGTGAGAATATTTTTCATCGTTTGACCTTTTGAATAGTTCTTTAAAATATGTTGTTCCAAATTGCGGTGTAGATAAAAACCAACAGTCACCTTTGTAGTCGGTTAATGTTGCTCTTATTGTTCCGTTCCATGCAGTTTTTAATTTCTTAGCCTTCTCACATTCATCAATCACTACACGCTTATATTTTCTACCACGACCTGAATCAGGTTCATCTAATGACCACATATCAATCACTCCACCTGTGACTAATCTAAGTTGTTTTAGTTGCTCATTCTTAGATAGTATGACATCGTGAAGTATTCCAATAATGATAATCCAAAAGTCATTAAGGTCTTTATAGGTAGGACAATAGTAAGCTACTGGGAACCCATCCAATGCAGGCTCAACGACTAACTCTTCAGCAAGTGATGTTTTGCCAAACCTTCTACCACATTTCAAAACATTAAAACGCTTTGATGTATTTATAATATGTTCCTGGTTAAGATGTCGTTTTCTTAGTTTAACTATCACTCTCTAATAACTTTAATAAATCCAGAATTTTCGTTTTTATTTTCTTGCTTTGTTGGTGCATAGCTTCCATCCATCTTATTTAATTCAGCAATAGCTGCTCTACGTTCTGCAAATGTTGGTTCACTTGGGTATTCCATTATCTTACCACCGATAACAAATGGTTGTTTCACTTTTACCTCGCCCTTTGCCATCTTTGTTAAAAACTCCATTCTTTCAACAGAAGTCATTATGTTCATTTGTGCGATTTCAGCCACTCTATTGTTTTGAGCTACCTCTACTATTACTTTCAATATATCGCGTTCCTGTGCAATTAAATCAGCGTATTTCTTAGCTAAGTTTGATGCCTTAGACTTCACAGAACTCAAAGTTGCCTTCGGGTTGCCTACGGTTGCCCTGTATGCTTCACTTTGATTAGTTCCACTCGCTACTAACCTTATAAACTCGGTATGTTTAGCTGATACTTTCATAAACTATTCCGTTACGTTTTATTAATAAGTTAGGGTCTAGTTTACGCATCCTATCTACAATAACTTGGCAATATTTTGGGTCTAGTTCCATTCCGTAACATTTGCGTTTAAGTTGGTGTGAAGCAACCATTGTTGTTCCCGTTCCTAAAAATTGGTCTAACACAATATTTTTTTCTTTTGTAAATTGTAACGCCCATTCTGGTAAATCAATTGGAAAAGTAGCGGCGTGAACATTTGAAAATTCGTTATTTCTATTTGGCGCACCTCTATAAATGTTTGGAACTGTTCCCCTAAAATTTGCGTTTGGTATTGCCCTACTTGCGTTTTCTTTTGAAGATATAAAAAACATATATTCCCAAGCCGAAGTTAAAACATTTTCAGCCATTGCAGGTGCGCCGTGTCCTTTGTCCCAAATAGCAACATCAATAAAATTATTTTTGTATTTGTTTAAGTATTCGATTAATGCTATTTTGTTTCCCGCTAAACTTTGAATATTACAAATTAAATAATCTGAAAATAATAAAGCGTTGTTCGTGAATCCAATTAATAAATCTAAATAATCAGTTTGTTTTTGATTATCGTTATATTCATTATATTTATTATCAGTTGTATGGGTGTTTCCGCTTAACATTTCGCTTTTCCCCGCATTATATGGCGGACTTGTAAAAGATAAATTTGCCTTTTCCCCGTTCATTAATTTAGCAACTGAATCGCTATCAGTACTATCCCCACAAAGTAACCTATGTTCGCCTATCTCAAATAAATCACCTAAAACAATATCGGTTTCAATACCGCCTTCATGTGCTTCAAAGTCATCTTCTTCTGCTTCTAATTCTTCTTTGGCAACTTCAACACCCCACTCAACACAAATAGCCTCGCCAACTTCCGCTTCAATAAGTTCCGCATCAAATACGATGTTAGCTTTTGCAGAAGCATTATCGGCAAGTGCCATTTCACGACCTTCAATACTATCTAAGTCAATATCAGTTCGTTTTACTGCAATAATCTTAGTGCCATCACTTTCAACAATCTGCACATCTTCCATACCTATTGCCATTGCATTTTCAACTGATTTGTTGCCATCAATGATTCGGTTGTTTTTGTCAATTAGTATTGAACGACCAAATTTGAATTTTGTTAGTGATTTATTTATTAATGAGTTTCCAAATTCTGAACCTTTATTAAAGTTCTTATTGTCGGGTATTAAGTCTGTTAGTTTAGCCATTTCGCAAAGGTAAAAATATTTATTAATTTTGTAGTATGAAAAACATAAAGGTAAAATTCAAGAATAGGTTAGCTGATGACTGCTGGGGGTTAGCCTTTAGAGATGAACATAGAATTGAGATTAAAAATGGGTTAGAACCATTTGATGAGTTTGATACTACCATCCACGAACTACTCCATATTGTCTACCCCTTTTTAGAAGAAATCTATGTAGAAAAGTATTCAACAATATTAGCTAAGGAGTTGTGGAAGTTGGGCTATCGAAGACAGAAGTAACATATCTAATAAAATATTTCTTTTGCTTCGGTCTTAATAATGCT